CATCGACGGGGCGTGGTTGTGCGAAAAAAAAATATGGGTATTTTCAACAGAAACACGATCTCTACCCATCGAAGGTATATACGCATATACCCCATATTTATTCGCGAAGTTCCATTTAACCCATTTTGGAACCACTTTATAAAACCGCAAAATCTTTTTTAAACAAAATTTTTTATGTCGAAAAAGTATATACAAGACAGTATGATGTTGACGAAAGAAGCATTCATCGAAGCAGCACTACGCCAACATCAAGAACAAGCATCCAAATATGGTATGTCACTTGAAGAGTGGCAACAAGCAATAATGAATGGAAGTGTTGTTGAGGCAAAATCCCCATCCGACCTTCCATCACATGAAGCAGCTAACACTCGACGAAGCTAAGCTATATCGTCAATTAAACCCAGAAATCGACTTCAAGTACCATATGAAGTCCGCCATCGCGTACACACTTACCCCCGACCCTGAACATCCAGGCTGGGAAACCATCACGTATTATGGTGCAGCCTGGGTCGATCCTACTAATACTCCTCAACATCCCCATTACGTTTATGTACTTTGTAATCCATCTATGCCTGGTGTGTGTAAGATTGGTTATACTACTACAACAGTGTATGATAGAGTTCGCCAGCTTAATCTAGCTAGTGGAGTGATTACACCGTGGTATCCTGTATTCGCGTACAAGTGCCCTAATGGTCGTATGCTTGAGCGTGAAGTACATGAAGAACTTGAGCGTTTAGGCGCACGTGTTAATCCAAAGCGCGAGGGTTTTTATATGTCATCTAATGATGCGCGCGATATAATTGAAAAATTAGGTAAAAAATATGAATCAAATGAAATCAACTAATATTTTAGCATTTAGTGCAATTTGGGCATTAGGACATTTAATCGTTGCTTTTTTATTTATTTATTCGTTGCTTCAAATGCCGTATTTGTTTTGGAAGTTGTTTTGGACATCATCGTTTACTCATTTCTGTTGGTTAGAAATAGCTAGAACATATAAGAAACGCAATTTTTAAGTATATACATATATTGGGATTGGGTGGGGTAGTCACAAAAACAGCAACGGGACTATTTATTGCTTTATTCGGTTCCATATATTTATTATAGACAATGGCTACATTTAAAATTAAACTCGAAGATAAAGCTGCTTTCCTTAACCGTATGGAAAAGGCTGGTGTTGAATTAAATACCGATCAAGCAGTAGACAATAAATTAGAGGGATATTTTGAAGTAACTATTGACGAACCAAAGCAGTTAGAAGCTGCTAATTTAATTTTAAAACAATCTCCAAAAATTAACATCATAACTAAGATGAACAACAAGAAAAAATTAACAAAAGACGAATTAAAAGAAATGGTTCGTCAAGAATTACAAGGCGTATTAGCTGAAAAGAAAAAAGCTATTGCTGAAAATGAAGAAATGAAAGATGAGAAAAAAGTTACAATCTCATTAAATGAATATACAGGTGATCAAAGCGCTTATGATTTAGGAAAATGGGCAGCTGAAAATTTCCCTGCTATTTGGGATGCTTTTAAAAGCATGAGTACTGTAACAAACGCTGAAGGTCAACAATATGTTGATTTTGGTAATATGTTTGTTATATTAGCTACAGCAGGTACAATCACGGTTAGTGTTGGTTTAGCTGTTGTTAAAGATCAAATCGTTGATGCTGCTAAATCATTATTTAGTGGTAAAGTAGCAGAAGGTGAATCAGTTGATCCAGAATTGGAACAAGCACTTAACGATCTACCACAAGACGTTTTAGCTAAATTAGCGAAATAATATTAAACAATTTTTTGGTAAGTTGGAAGTAATTGGGTAACTCGAAAGAGTTGCCCTTTTTCTTTGGAAGTATAAAATATCTTTCGTAACTTCCACCTACGTGGGTTGGGAAATAGGGGAACAGGGAGAATGAGAAAAACGCCGAGGGGTTGGGGAACGGAAAGAATCATATATTTATATATAAACATATATTATGAAATACAAAAATAACGTATTAGATAAATTAACACAACTAGAAGCTTCTGTTAATAAAGTACAATTTCAAGTTAATAGAGGTGTTGATCAAGATACTATCTTAGAATCTATTGAACAAGTTAAAGAACAAATTGAAAAAACACGTGAAATGATTTCTTTAGAAGGAGATGATTTTGCACAACAATTCGCTAGATAATGTGGTTATCTTTATTATTAATACACGTTGTTGAAATCATAGCTATTGGAATATTTTTACTTATTAGACGTAATAATATTCTTGAAAAAGCTGTTACTAGACAACAAGAATATATTGATGCAATTAGTATTATAGTTGCAAATTCTGATGCTAAATTAAGAGAATTAGATATTCAAGGTGCATTTGAAGCCGATGATGAAGTAGGTACTTTCTTTACTAATTTAAGAGATATCCAAAACATCATAAGTGATTTTAATTCTTCTAACAAGTAGCTTGGTTATGTGATTTTCCTTCCATATATTGGGAGTAAAACTAGGAAATCACTATGTCTTATTACGATAATTATGATATATTTGCTGATGACGATAAGTTAGCACTTACTAAACGAGGTAAACCACGTAAACGTAAACCGAAAGAACCTCGTATCTATTTTACTCAAGATACTGAAGATGCCATTGTTGAATATCTTGTTACTGAAAATATGGCTGAACGTAATCGTATCTATAATGAACGTATTGAATATGGCTTTTATAAGTTAGCCGAAAATATTATTCATACATTTAAGTTTTACTATACCGATACTGATACGATTGAAGAACTTAAACATGAGGTAATTACTTTCTTACTTGAGAAACTTCACTTGTATAAACCTGAAAAGGGTAAAGCATTCTCTTATTTTGGCACTATTGCTAAACGTTATTTAATTGTTTACAACGAAAACAACTATAAAAAACTTCAAGAGAAAGTTGATGTAGATGAATCAGATGAAGAACAAATGCATCTATATGAAAACGATCGTAATATAGAAAGTTTAATGGATGGAAATGGATTTATGGATCAATATATTAAGTATATAGATGCTCATTTATTTAGATTATTCCCTAAAAAACAAGACGCTCAAACTGCAGACGCTATAGTTGAATTATTCCGCAAACGCGAAACATTAGAAATATTCAATAAAAAAGCATTATACATTTATATACGCGAAATTACAGACGTATCCACTCCTCAGATTACTAAAATTATCAAGAAACTTAAACTTATCTATGTCCAGTTGTATAATGAATACTACAAGCACGGGTATATAAAGATTTAATTATTTATATTTATTGATAAACGCAATTATGGCTAATTTTGATGATATAAATGTATTTGGTAATACGTCCTTGTCGGATTTATTTAAACAAATACACAAGAATAATAAAGATATTGATAAGAAGATTGAGGATTTCATTGAAACTATGAAACCAATGGCGACAGCTAATGTGGGAAACGCCACAAATTTGATGCCTGTTGTTAAGGATTTAATTGACGTTAATGTAAAAAATAACGAACAATTAGTTAAAATGGCAGGTATTGCACAACGTGCTGCAACTACTAATGCTAATAGCGGAGATGAATTAATTAATATGGATGAAATTAATGCTTTATTAGAAGAACAAAAACAAGTAGAAGATAATAGTAGGAAATTATTACAACAAGCTCCACAATATCAAGCTTAAATAGTCAAATATGAAGTATAATATAGGTGGATTTTCTAACATTTTATCTGTACAAGGAAGAAATAATTTTTCTGCTGTTCCTTCTTTACAAGTAGGAAGAGTATATGGTGTGGTAACTACTGAAAATACTCCTAGTGAAAAAATGTTTAAAAAAGCAGGAGGTTTTAATGGTGTAGGATCTGTATTTTATCTTGATTATAATTCTTCTAAAAACATTACTGGCACAGGAGACGAATTTTTAGATTTATGTAACATTGCTAAACCAATGTTTCCTCAATTTCAGTATTATCCTGTTTTAGGAGAATTAGTAGCAATAATTGATGCACCTTCTTCAAACTCTCAAATTTCACTTAACAGTACTGCAGATCAAAAATATTATACTGGTGTTGTTAATTTATGGAATAATAACCAACAAAATTCACAGCCAGCAGATCCTAAAGATAATTTAGGGATTACTTTTGTAGAAAATCCTAATATAAGATCTTTATTGTCATTTGAAGGAGATCATATAGTTCAAGGAAGACAAGGTAATGCTCTTCGTTTTAGTTCAACAACTAAATTGTATAACGATTTAAATGAATGGAGTAGTACTGGAAATGATGATAGTCCTATTACTATATTATCAAATGGATTTGCTTATAATCCTAAAGAAAAATTCCATGTTGAGAGAATAAATGAAGATGCTTCTTCTATTTATTTAACTTCAACACAACAAATTCCTTTACAAACAGACCGAACTGGAACTCTTAATCCACTAACTAAACCAATTGACGCATCTAGATACTTTAATTCTCAGGTTATTATTAACAGTGATAGAGTAGTATTAAATTCTAAACGTGATGAGGTAATGATTTTTGCTAAATCAAATATTGAGTTAAATACTAAAAATATTATTAATTTAAATGCTAATGAGCGTGTTCATCTTAATAGTAATACGGTTTTTTTAGGTACTGTAAATAACAGTTTACCAACTGAACCTTTAGTATTAGGTGATAAATTAAATACTTTATTAGAAAATCTACTTGATAGTTTATATAATTTTGGTAATGCCTTATCATCCGTTGTTGGTTCACCTGAAGGTGCTCCTGCTATAGATATCAATATGGCTGCTGAAGGGTTGTTAAATGATATAGATCGAATTAATAATAATCTAGAGGGAATTTTATCACAACAAAACTTTACAGCTTAATGGCAAACAACGTAAATGTAGGTGCTGTAGTTTCTCCTGATGTTCTTAAAACAATATCATCATCAGCTGCAATTAAAACTTTTGGAGACCAATTAATTAATAAAGCTAAAGAAAAAGTAATTAAAGCTGCTTTAGGAAAAGCTGAAGAGCTAAAGAATCAAATTCAAGAAATAGTTACTTTAAAAATTAAACTTGCTTCTGATTATAATACTGAATTAAAACGTTTAGAGGTCTTATTAAAAGAAAAACAGATAACTCAAGAGAAGTATGATAAATCTGTTGCAATAGAAAATGCTGCTTATAAAATTAAAGTAAAAGAATTAGAAGAATTAGATGCTAAACTTAAAGAAGATTTAGCAAAAATAATTGCTGATCCTTATGCTAAAATAAAGGATAAATTAAATAAACGTAGACTTAAAAAGAAAAAAAGAAAAACAAGAAATAAAGCTGAACGAGCTAAAGCAAGAAGAGCTTTAGCAAAAAAAGTAGCTAAAAATGCTGCTAAAACTTTAGCACCTATTCTTGCATTACAATTAGCTAATAAGTTTGCTGCTGTTTTATCTCAAAGAGCAAAATTAGAAGAACTAGTAGATCAAGTAAATGCTTATATTGAACAAGCTAATACTCCCGAAACTATTAAAATTGCAACTAATTTAAGAAATAATGCTGTTACTTTAATTAATAATAGTATTAATAAATTATCTAGTTTACAGCAAATAATTAGACAAATAGAATTATATATAGCAATATTTACAGCAATAGTAGCTGTACTATCTGCTATCCCAATCCCAACTGCTGTACCTCCTGGTGTTGGTGTTCCTGTAAGTTTAATTACAAGAATTGTTAAATCTTTAAATAAAGCAGCCTTATTAATTGTATCTATAAGTGTTGTATCTACTATTGCCGTTAGTATATTAGAAAGTGAAATTGCTCAATTAAATGCATTAATTGAAAGATTAAAACAAGTAAGTGATTTATTAGATAATCAAGCCGCAACAAATCTAAATGAACAACAACTCGCTGATTTATCTAATGATTTTCTTCCAACAGGTGGTGATTTTGGTTTATATAAAGGATTCAAATTTGCTATTAAAGAAGAACAAACATTAGGTGCTCAACAAGCAGTTGTTGTTAAAGGAAATAAACGCCGCTATGCCGTTGCTATTGATCGTGATGGTGTTGAAGTATTAAAAAGTGATTATTCATTTACACTAGACCCTAACGACTTGGTAGACCAGTTAAAACTAATTATTGATCAACGAAATTTACAAGGATAAAATATTTATAATTATGAACACTAAAGTATTTAAAAAATTAATTAAAGAAGCAGTGATTGATGCTATTCATGAAGAATTACCATACATTCTTGAAGAGCACATGGCTAAACAAGAGAAAAAAACATTACGTGAAGGAAAATCATTTAGCTATACTAGCAATGATGTAATACCTGGTAACCCAGATGTTAGAGCATCTTTGCGCAGTAAAATGGGTGAAGCTTTTGGATTTCAACAGCCCCAACAACAATTAAAAGTAATTGATGCTGTTGATGAAAGTACAGGAGAAAAAGTAAATCCATACTTAGCATTCATAAATGACGCCGCTGCTAATATGACACCAATGGATAGATCAGGATTAAGACAATTAGATTAATATGCCAATACCTCAAACAACACGTGTAAATCCGTTAGATTTACAGAAGAATATTGCTATTGGGGTATCACTACCTTTTAAAAAACCTTTTAAGAGTACATATACTACTAAGGATCAAATTAAATCTAATTTAATTAATCTTTTACTTACAGCTAAAGGTGAAAGAGTTTTGAATCCAACTTTTGGATGTGATATTAAAAGACAGTTATTTGAAAATATTACTGAAGAAACACAACAGAATGTTATAAATAGTATAGTAGAGGCTGTAAATACATTTATGCCTGAAATACAAATTAATGATATAGTAGTATCTCCTGATATTGATTTTCATGCTATAAACGTAACAATAGACTACCAAATAATAATATCAAATTCACCAGGACAAGTAACAATACAATTTGAAACAATTACATAAAAATGGCTAACGAAGATAAAAATATATCATATTTAAATAAAAGTTTTACTGATTTTAAATCGGCATTACAAGAATATGCAAAAACATATTTCCCAACAACTTACAATGACTTTACAGAAGCAACACCAGGTAATATGTTTATCGAGATGGCTTCCTATGTTGGTGACGTTACTTCATTTTATTTAGATACTCAAGTACAAGAAAATTTCTTATTATACGCTAAGGAAAAAGAAAACCTGTATGCTCAAGCATATGTAATGGGTTATCGCCCTAAAGCATCATATGCTTCAAATACTATAGTTGATGTATATCAAATGGTCCCTTCTGTTTCTAATGATGGAGGAATAAGCACACAACCAGATGTTACAACTTACGGTTTAATCATCCCAGCAAATACCCCAATAACTTCTACTTCAACAGGTACTAAGTTTTTAACAACTCAACAAATAGATTTTACTAATACAGGTAGTGCAGAGATTACTTTTATGAATAGTGATTTTTACTTAATGAAAAAATCAGTTCCTGCAATATCAGCTGAAATTCAAGAAACTACTATTAATATACCAGCAAACCAAAAGTTTGCAACTGCTGTTATTGAAGATACTAATATATTACAAATATTGAATGTAACGGGAAGTGATGGTAATTTTTGGTATGAAGTTCCTTATTTAGCTCAAACTTCTGTTTTCCAAAAAATATCAAATCCCGGAGTTAATTCAGATCAAGTACCTTATTTATTACAATTACAAAGAGTTCCTAGACGTTTTGTTTCTAGAATATTATCTGATAATACATTACAATTAGAATTTGGTGCAGGTTTATCTACAGATAAAACAGATAGTCAAATTATTCCAACAGCAGGTAATATTGAAGCAGGTTCTGTACCTGGTATTTCATTATTAACTAATAATTACAATGAAGCATCTACCTTCTTTACTCAAGAATATGGTTTAGCACCATCAGGTTCGTTAACAATTAAATACTTAACTGGTGGTGGTATTACATCAAACGTACCAGTAAATGATTTAACTGCTATAGATAAAACAAATATATACTTTAAAAACGGAGACCCAGATGATTCTTTATCTGCTACTGTTATTAATAGTGTAATATCTTCAAATCCATCCCCATCAACAGGAGGTAGAAATGGAGATACAGTTGAAGAAATTAGACAAAACGCTTTATATTCTTTTTCAACTCAATTAAGAGCTGTAACTAAAGATGATTATATAGTAAGAACATTAGCTATGCCTGCTGATTACGGTACTGTATCTAAAGCATATATATCTCAAGATTTATACCAAAACCCACAACAAACAGTAGCACATACACAAAATCATAATCCTTTATCTTTAGATTTATATGTGTTGTCTTATAACAATAATAAACAATTAACAACAGGATCTGTAACATTAAAAGAAAATTTAGTAACTTACCTTAATCAATATAGAATGGTTACTGATGCTATTAATATTAAAGATGCTTATTATATTAATATTGGTGTTAATTTTGATATAACTGTATTAAGTGGATATGCTAATAAAGATGTTTTAACTTCTTGTATATCAGTTTTACAAGATCATTTTAATATAGACAAATGGCAAATTAACCAACCAATTATTTTGTCTGATGTAACATCTAAATTATTACAAACTAAAGGTGTTCAATCAGTTACTAAATTAGAAGTTGTAAATAAACAAGGAGGAAATTATTCACAATATGGATATGATATTGCGGGTGCAACTAAGAACGGTAATATTTATCCTTCATTAGATCCTGCTATATTTGAAGTTAGATTCCCTAACACAGATATACAAGGTAGAGTAGTAGTAAGTTAAAAATTAAAGATATGAATTTAGAAAAATTAAAAGGACATGTTCCTGAAGCTGTAATAGCTCAAATCCCTGCTGTAATGGAAAAATTCCAAATTAACACTCCATTACGCTTAGCTCATTTTCTAGCACAGTGTGGTCATGAATCTGGTGGATTTCGTTTAACAAAAGAAAATTTAAATTATAGTGCTAAAGGTTTAATGGGTATATTCAAAAAATATTTCCCAACGGAAGCACTAGCTAAACAATACGAGCGCAAACCAGAAAAAATTGCAAACAAAGTATACGGTGGTAGAATGGGTAACGGCCCTGAAGTATCTGGTGATGGTGCTAAGTATTGTGGTCGTGGTTATATCCAATTAACTGGTAAAGACAATTATACGGCATTTGGTAAATCTATTAACGAAGACTTAACAAAAGACCCAACAGTAGTAGCTAGCAAATATGCTCTATTATCAGCTGCATGGTTCTTTAATAAGAATGGCTTACATAAATTAGCAGATGGTGGTGCAACGGACGCTGTTGTTACACAAATTACTAAACGTGTTAACGGTGGTACAATTGGTTTAGCTGATCGTATTAAGCATTTTAAAGAATATCACGCTTTACTTGCGTAAAATAGTTTAATAGTTGCTATATTTATATGTAGTAATTACTAACTATGGCAGTTTATAAAATATTCCCTGAGAAGAGTGCTACTATTTATTCATTTTACCCAACGTTAAACACGGGTAATGATGAAATATTAGAATTAAGTACATTCGAATCTATCAATAGTACTAATGAAGTATCTCGTATACTAATTAAATTTCCTTCTAGCGAAATAAATAGTATTATAGCTAATAAAGTATCAAGCAGTGCATTTGATACTTATTTAAAGTTATCATTAGCTAACGCCTCTAACGTACCTTTAGACTATACAATTCTAACTCATCCTGTATCTGCCGAATGGAATAGAGGAACAGGACGATTAGGAAATGTTCCAATAACAACAAATGGGGTAAGTTGGGGATTTAGATCTGAATTAGATATTAATGCATGGCAAATTACTGGTTACACATCAGGCACTACAGGATCATACAGTTCAACAGGTAATAGTGGTGGTGCTAACTGGTGGACTAGTTCAAATTATCAATATACTCAATCATTCACAGCGGATGGTACAAAAGATATTGAAATTAAAACAACAAATATAGTTTCAGCTTGGTATAGTAGCTCTATTTCAAACCATGGATTTATTTTAAAACATTCTTCATCTTTAGAATTTACATCAGAATCTAAATTTGAATTAAAATATTTCTCAGATAATACTCATACTGTTTATCCTCCATGTTTAGAAATAAGATGGAATGATACTTCATATTCTACAGGCTCATTAAGTGTAGTTACATCTAGTTATTTTGTTGCTACTTTAAATAATAATAAAGCAGAATACCAACAAGATTCAGTTCAAAAGTTCAGAATTACAATTAGAGATTTATATCCATCTACTACATTCAGAACAATTTTAAATTTTTCAAATCAAAAAGCATTACCCTCTACTTCATATTGGGCAATAAAAGATTTGGATACTGAAGAAATGGTCGTAGATTATGATACGGTTGGTACTAAAATAGGATGTGATTCAAATAGTAATTATTTTACAGTATACATGAATGGATTAGAACCTGAACGTTACTATAAAATTTTAATTAAATCTGTTTTAGAAGATGGTGAAACAATAGTAATAGATAAAGATTATATTTTTAAAGTTATAAGATAATGTCTCAAATACCAGTACAAAAAACTGTATTTAATAAGGATACTTACGGACGAGTTATTAACACTCAGTTTAGTCAATTGATAAATCAAGGGGCTACTGAAGATACTTTATCTTTTACTATAGATGATTTTTTCCAATTGTATGATGAATTATTTTATCAAATTCCTAAAGAAGGAGATAGTAATTCTCACCAATTTATTTTACAACGTGAAGCTGATTACTTAGGTATTAGTATTAGTCAAGATGATATTCAAGTATTATTAAACGAAATTACATCATTAAGACAACAAGTACTTGAAGCACAACAAACAATAAACGACTTGACTAAGAAATAATGGCGAATAATATACAAATAGTAGGCTCAATTTTAAGTACACAGGAAATATCTCGCTACAATGTCGAAGATACTAATCTGTTGTCCTCTAATTTAATACAAGAAAATTTTGGCCAATCAAATGACTATATAGAGTATTTTATATACGATGCTGGTGGTAATCTTTTAAACACAAATTACAACTATAAGAATTTTAAACTACCAGCTACATATGGATTAAATCCAGCTCCATATGAGAATGCTGTTGGTGTTGTTTCTAATTACAGTCAATCTGTTTCAACATTTCCTATTATTGAAATTGATCCTATTTTAGATTTAAGAAATTTAGGATATTCATCTGGTGAATTTAAAGTACAATATAACTTTTTTAATAATCAAATTTCAAACCCTAATGCTGAATTATTTCTAAAAGAAATTTCAGCTGATAGAACAGAAATAAGAGTAGGATCTACTATCTTAACTAACGAACAAATTGAAAGTGGTTCATTAGCACTTATTAATGAATATTCAAGTTCAGCTTATTTTGTTGAATATCTTATCAATTTTGGTGATAATAACCAAGCAGTAGCTGTAAACGTTGCATTAAATAAAGTTGAATCAGGATACGAAATTTTATTTAAATTATACCAACCATTACCAGATAATATTCAAGAAAAAATAAGTTTATGGGTTGTTAAAGAAAAAGTAAATCCGTATTTTTTTGATATTAATCTTGACAAATTAATAACACCAGAACCTCTACCTATATTAAGAGGTCCTAATTTTGGTATTAAGATAGATAATCAAAATAATGTTGCTACATCCTACCAAACATATACTAGTTTAGTAAATGATATACAAAGTATATCAACATCTTCATATCAACAATTATTAAGTTTAATTACTTCTCAAAATATTGATATTAATACTGATTATACTAATTTTGAAAATTTTGTATTCTTTAGTTCTGCTGAACAAAGAGTATTAAAGTTTTATAATAAAGTAAAACAAATTGAGGATTATAAAACAAATATATCTATTTATATTCCATTAACAGCAAGTCGAGCTGATTTAATTAATGACTATAATTTTGCTACATCTAGTATTAACAATATAATTTCTAAGTTTGATGGATTTGAATATTATTTATATTTTGGAAGTGGATCTTTAACATCATCTAATGATTATGGTATTACTCCTTATCCTAAAAATTCATCAACTTTACCTTATTCTTTATACCCTACAGGGTCTTCACAAGTTCAGACTTGGTTAGGATTTTCTACATCTAGTGCAGAAAATTATGATAATAATAACCAAAACTATATAGTAAATACTCTTCCATCTTTTATTAAAGATGATAATGATAATGCATCTTATGTCACATTTGTTGATATGGTTGGTCATTATTTTGATAATATTTGGGTTTTCTTACAAGCAGTAACTGATGTTAATTTAGCAAATAATAATCTTGAACAAGGTGTATCTAAAGATTTAGTATACAATGTATTACAATCATTAGGTACTAAACTATATAACCAATACGGAGATTCAGATAATGTTAATTTTTTAATTGGTGAAAGTGGTAGTGCTAATTTTGATAATAATTTTACTTCTACTGGTTCTTATTTAAATACAATACCTCGTAAAGATTTATTAGCTGAATCTTATAAAAGAATTTATCATAACTTACCTTTATTATTAAAAACTAAAGGTACAACTTATGGTTTACAAACATTAATTTCTACATTCGGTATTACTGGCAGTATATTACAAGTTAAAGAATATGGTGGTGATACTAAATCAGGATTGTTAGATGAATTTAATAATGATAAAATAAGAATTGTATCTAATACAATCACAGGTAGTGTATTATCTCCAAATATTAGTTTACAAACACCTAATACATCATCAACTTTATTTAGAACAAATGATCTTCATTATGTAGATATTTCTTTTTCTCCACAAGAGAAAATTGATATATTTGTTTCTGCATCTATTGCAGCCAATGCAACAACATGGAGTTTAGATGATTTTATCGGTGATCCTAGAGCTCAATATAGTAGTTCATACTCAACATTGAATATTGAACGCCACAAATATTATTCTCCATTAAGTGCATCTGTAGTACCATACACAGGCTCTGCAGGTGGAGGAACAATAGCAGCTACAGATTATAATAGCTTTACTAGACTAATTCAGTTCTTTGACAACTCATTATTTAAGATGTTAAAAGATTTTGTTCCTGCAAGAACAAATCTATCTACTGGTATTAGTATTTCTTCACCTGTATTAGAAAGAAATAAATGGTCTTATGCTAATCCATCATCTACATCTGAAATAGAAACAAATGAAGGTACTATTGATGGTGTAGGTATATCAACTGAATATACTAACTTATATTCTAAATTATCAGGCAGTAAAGCGGCTTATTATAATGGAAATATTAGTGGAAGTTCAATTAATGTATATTCTTATTATGAAAATTCTAACCCAAATCCATATACATTAGGCACAATTGCTTCTTGGAATGCTCAACATGCGGTGAGTGAAAGTATTAATATTAATAAATTTTTACATTCTGATTTTAATGTATTATTTAATAATGTTTCTGAAAGTTTAATTTCTAAAAATAGACAAGATATACAATATGTTTTTGGCACAACTCAAAGCATAATCACCCCAGCTGAATTACAAGATTCATACGAATCTTTAAGAACACATCAATTATCACGCTATGAAGGTGTTAAATTGACAAGTGCTAAGTATAATGATTATAC